TTTGATATGGCAGGTCCAAGTGCTTATCGAGATGCTTCACAAAGATGGTGGGGATTAACTCGGAGTGACTATCAGAATCAATTTTGTGATACTGATCGCATTGAACGCGATCCGCCTGCCCAAGACGAAACCATCTATAACACATGTGAATCATGCTTTACGTCTGAAGCAGGATTTTATGGTGGTGTTAATGTAGACTTAACCGAAGTTGATACGTTTACTTGGAGAGTTGGGACGGATTATGATCCAGGTCCATGTGGGGCACCAAACGAATTCGGGGGTAGATCATATGATTCTGAACCAGTATACGAAACAACAGAACACGGGCCACCGTGGGGAATCGTCGCTCCTCCTTGGCATCCCAACCGAGGAGAAATTTTGCTACCAGGCGGAGAGTTTGATCCATTCGTATATTCCCAGCGATGGAATTTTTATCTAGATGACATTGCAGATTATACTCCCGTAACAATAAAAAGAAAAGAAGTTCAAAGTTTTGTCCGCATTGAGTTTGAACAACCAATCGGATTAGAAACATTGGATGAATTTCCAACCGGATTCATTCGAGATGCGGGATACGAATATTTTCTTCCATATTTGGTAATGCTTACTCCCGGACCTTATGGGAAACAGGGAGCAAGAAAAAATATTGCAGTTATCGGTATTGATCCTTATGGGTTTGATGTTGCTGTAGAACCGGATGATCCGGACTATGGAGAAAATACCGATGATGAAGGAATGAACTTATATCCAACAGAAGAATGGGAAACTGAAACTCCGTATTATACCACAAGTGGCGGTAGAGGTTATGATTATTATTCGGGTGGACGATATGGATCATACGGTAGAGCATATTCAAATCGATCATGGAACAGAAAAGGTCATGCGTATGACACACTATATCACTCTAGTGTAAATGTATCTTCAGGCGCTCCGAACAGTTATTATCATTTTGATTACACTCCACCACTTCCTGCCTATCACAAATATGATGGTTGGTATTATGGTAACTATGGATATGGTAATGGTTATGATTATATTTACAACTGGCATTCGAATTATAATGGTTACTATTATAATTATTTTAGTAACTATTACTACGATGTTTGGGATTACGAAGAACCTAGTCTTTCAGATACCGATTCGTTTGGTTCGGGTACTTGGTGGAGTTGGAGATGGTTCTATGGTTATAGTTGGGTTTGGGGAACTGAAGCCGAATATAGACCAGGAACTCCCGAAGAAGAGATATGGAAATACGATTCAAGCGGAAATACCGAGTATGGTATGATTGAACCTCCGCAGGGACATGCTTTCTATTATCAAAGATCAAGTGAGAAAAATGAATTTGGAAGAAACTTTGCTGCCCAGTTTGTAGTATTCTCTCGGAGAAATGTCAATAGTTGTTCTCAAGATGGATATAGATGTGCGAACCCAGAAGGACCTGTTAGTAGTTTTGGGTGTCCAGAGGATGATCCATATTGTAACTGTCCAGCGAAGTATTTGATTCCTAGAAACGAGAGGGTAGTTTCGAGAGAAGAACTGATACAGTCTGGTGTGGATGTACCTTCTACTAACGTCTTAAATCCCCTTGAATATCTCTACTTTATAGTGGATCAAGAAAATAACATCATAGAATCGTTTGAAGGTCCGCCCGGTGCAACTATAGATCAAGTTATCAACGGTACGGGAGCCACTAATATTCAAGATTGGTTGCAAGAAAATGGAACAATTCCTAGAAAACCAACAGACGAAGATTTAGAGGAAGCAAAACGATTAACAAAGGAATGTGAACTTATATCGGAAAATCTAGATTCTAGTTGGTTAGGATGTCTTTGGAGTAACTTGGACGATCCTATAAGTTGTGCTTGTCCGGGAAGAGGAGATAACTTTAAGAAGTATATTGAATATACTAGATCTCAATCTACCTTTTGGAATACCCCAGAAAATACTCCTCTGTTAAGAAACGCACAAATGCTTCAGTTGAATTCTCAGAAAGCATTGATAGTTGTTAATGGTGATTTTTCTGTTCAACCGGGTGATATAATATCCCTCAAAATTCCTTTAGGTGTAGATACTGATAGAGAAAATACAAGAGCATCTGGTAAGTGGTTAGTATCTCAAATAAATCACGCATTTGCAACACAGCAAACACATAGAATGGTTTTATCTTTAGTACGAGACACTTCCAGTGTTCCGGTAGATAAAGCATCATGGGTTAATTGGTTTAGTCCAATTTTAGGTTCTTAGTCAAAGGCTTTTAGTATAAATATTCGAAAGGGGAAATGTATAAATGTCAGTAAAATATTCAGACTATGATATCGATTTTTCTTCGAATGCCTTTACCGGCGATATTTCATTGAAAAAGGAGGCTGCTTCTATACGACAGTCGGTCCGAAATATCGTCATGACAAAAAAAGGAGAAAAACCTTTTAATCGAGGGTTTGGTGTTGGTATAAGAGATTACCTCTTCGAAAATATCTCTTCTAGTGAATTAGAAATTGCAATTCTTAGATCTGAAATACAAGCCCAGTTAATTAACTTCGAACCCAGAGTCGTTCTTGATGAAATTATTATTGATGAGTCTTTAATTGACAACAACGAACTGGGTTTAGAAATAACCTATAAGATTTTAAAAGAGTCAGATATATCATCTTCTCCCTCCGATAGAATTAGCATATCAATAACAAAGGTAAGATAAAATGGCAGATACACCATTCATACAAATAGGAAATCTAGAATTTGAAGAGATCAAATCTTCATTGATTGATTACCTTAAGACACAAGAGATCATAAAGGACTATGAGTTTGAAGGATCTGCGATACAAGTATTGCTTGACATTCTAGCATACAACACAATGTATCAGGCTTTCTATATGAATATGGTCGCTAATGAATCATTTCTTGACACAGCACAACGATTACAGTCTGTCATATCTCTGGTAAAACCACTTGGATATGTTGTTCCGGGTAAAGTATCCGCAACTGCACGGGTTAAGATACGTCAAGGTGGTTTGGATACAGTTATACCAAGGTACTCAAGATTCGTAGGAAAAAACGAACAGGGTATAGCCTATAATTTTTATACGAACGAGCCTTCTGTTCTTGATACTGATGGTGAGGGATTGGTGGATGTATATGAAGCAAAACGTCTAGTTGCTGAAGTCCCAATATCGATAGATCCTGGCACACAAAAAGGATTTTTATCTGGTATTGATATTGATCTAAGAACTCTCAAAGTTGAAGTAAAGAAATCAAAGTCTGAAGACTATGAAGAGTATGCTTACTCGTCAAATATTAATACAAATATAACAGATGATTCTAAGGTATTCTTTCTAGAGAGATCAGAACTTGGATATTTCTTAGTTTTCTCTGGAAGACGAGCATCGGGTTCTGAAGATAGAGTCGGTGTTCGTATCGAAGAAAATGATCTTGTTCGGGTTTCTTATTTAGTAAGCAGCGGAAGTGTTGGAAATAGATGTGCTGGATTTTCCGGTGTATCTATTCCCGGAGCGGTGGAAACAGTAACAATATCATCAGGTGGATTAGATGAACCAGATCTTGAAGAAATAAAATTCTTTGCACCTAAATGGTTTGCCTCTCAAGACAGAGCAGTCACAGTTAATGACTGCAAAGCAATTTTATCTAAAGAACTAGGATTATCAAGAGAAGAATTTAATGTCTTTGGTGGAGAAGAAATAACTCCTCCTTATTACGGTAGAGTATTTTTCACTCTTGCTGGATCTCCCAATCAAAGCCTAGTTTCTGCTGCATCAGAAGCAACAAAGATTTTGAAAGATCGGTGTGTTGTTAGTATTTTACCTGAGTTTATTGCTCCATATGATATAGTAGGTGCAGTTAGAGGAAACATAGAAGTTGATCAATCGAAAACAAATTTATCTGTAATTCAGATGAGATCATTAGTCATAGATTACTTTAATAAAAAGTATGAATCCGCACACTTCAATAGATCCTTTTCATTTTCTGATTTTACTCAGGAGGTTACTGACTTAAATGAAGCGTTTAATGTAGATCCTTCTAAACTATGGTTTGAAATTCAGGGTGTTGTTGTTCCGGGTAAAGAAAATTATTCAGTACGACAATCGTGTAGATCAAATTCTTTTAGTATGGTAAACGTAAACACCACTATTTCATCCAGTCCCTTAAATTTTGAATGCTATGGTTCTATAAACTCTAAAGGTGAACAAAGAATACGAGCATACAGATATGATGATGTTACGAGTTTAAAAATTATTGTAAGATCAAATGTAGGATATTTTAATCCATCATTGGGATCATTTGTATTAGATCCTATAATTACCGAAAATGCAATATTCACAGTTTATCCGACATCCGCACAAGCAGAAGCAAAATATGATTTACGGTTGGGTGTAAATCTAAGCAATCTTGAAGTAAACTCAATCTAAGGTTTTCTCTATGCTAAGTTTAATTCTAAACAAAACGGCAAAAAATATTGCTTACAAGATGCTCAATCTTGAAGAACAGTTATCTGGTAATTTTAACCCTCAGATAAACAGCGAGCCTTCTGTTGTTGATATTAAACACCTATTTCCACAATGGGTTATGGATAGGTATTCTACCACATCTAATGTAAATTCCTTTATGGTAAATTTTGTCCAGTCATATTACGACTGGCTTTATAGTTCTCAGGGTTATGGTTTTGGTGAATACCAATTAGGTTCTGTTCCATTCCTTCAATTGTTGGATATTGATGAAACCCCAAAGGAATTCTTAAAACATTATGTGTATTCATATGCTTCCGGTTTTCCTGATAGTCTATTCGAATTTGATGAAAATGCGACAAATGAAAATATTGAATTAGTTCGTGATTTTATACGGGGAGTTAGAACTGATTTCTACCAAAGAAAAGGAACAGAAGAATCATACGAATATTTTTTCAGAACACTATATGGTGTTGAAAATTTTCAAGGAAATTGGATCGAGTATCCCAAAAAATATATTCTTAGATTAAACGGGGGCGTTCCTTATGGAATGCAGAGTGGTATTTTTGAGGGGGATAATCTTACTCAGATATGGGAGACTGGTTTTGGTTGGAGGGATCCATTCGACGACTCCCTCAATTCTGGTGTAGATTACGATTACATAGGAAACTTAAACTATAGTGCCTTAAATGTTCATGTCATTCAGGATAGTTATTGGTATCAGGATTTTTCCTATATCATTAAAACCGATCATGATCCTGAGAATAGAAAAACAACAGATGAAAATGGAAATCCAATTTATGTGGACACTCTCAAGGAGTTACTACATCCCGCAGGATTACAGGCTTTTTATGAAGTAACTTTAGATGATTACATTCCACCCGAAGATTATGATGAAGATTTTAACGTATGCGAAGAACCAGTTTTAGGTAACTACTTTCCTTATAGGTTATCTTCAAATGAATCTCTAGGACTTACTGCATGTGTGGGTTGTAGTGGTAGTCCTTACGCATATGATGGTCAAGGATATGAACATGCAGTCGATGATGTTCTTTCTGGGTTTAGTGGTGCAACATTCGATATGCCTACCCACTTCTTTCCAAACTGGTCTCGGGGAATAAGTTGTGATAAATTTGAGAATGTAGAAGATCCATATTGTATAGGCGTTCGTGAGTTCGGAAACATATATATTGGTGACCTTGTTTTCTTGTGTGATGCGGATGATAGTCCCAATTTCGGAAGAACTGGTTGCACAGGACCTAGACCAGGAGAGGTTACTAACGATTGTAACGCAGGACAATGCTGGAACTGCTAAAGGATAAAATAGATGTCTAGATATACTTCATCAAAAAATTCACCTAATAATTTCTCGGCAGATAAAGCCAGAAGAACCTTTGAGCAAGTTGCATTGGATAACAATGAACAGTTTGGATTTGTTATTGCAGGTGATGTTGGAGAATCTTCAACGACTAATACACAAGAAGATGCATCTAATATTTTAGAAAAATTGGCGTTTTATTCCAAGGTTCGTGAGTCAGATGTTAGTATGGTATGCGAAAGGAATGATTTTACATCAGGAAATGTATACAATCACTGGTCGTCTGTGTTGGAAAACAACAGAACGCATTATGCACTAAATACATCAAATGATACTGTATATTTGTGTATACGAGGATCCAGCAATCCTTTCTGGAGATTGGATCTAGAATCAAAATCTTCTTTCACATCCACTCCTTCAAATTTATGCACTACTCAATATTCAGATGAATCCATATGGAAAGGATTATATAAACTTAATTCTAACCAAATGCTTTCTCATCTCGGTAAAAGTTTACCGTTCCGTACTATAACAGATGAAGAAAGAAGTACTCAATATTTCGATTCAACAGATCAGTCAACAGAGGCTGCACAAATATGTGGAGCAGGTAGAGAAAAGGTTAGTGGAACGTGTTGCTTATTTCATAAACGGGGATACATCGATCAAGTTACTGGAGTGACTTTTTCTCCCGGAGATTTCTTTAAATGTGATTGTACTAAATGTTATAAATGTCTGGACATGGCAAAACGATTAGACATGAACTACATTTTTAATAGTATGGGAGTTTCAGGAGCAACACAGGATAGATGTCTTGGTTGTGATACCGAAACTTTCCCAACAAATTGCGGTAACTGTCCATGTTCATATACGCAACAAACAGATAGACAAAGAATTGTAGATGCGTCTACTTTAAATCCAAGTACAACTCTTGGAACCTTCAGTAAAATAATAAATGAATGTGATGACGTTGGTGGTCAAATAATTTCTATGTTTATTGATTTTAGTAACATGACAAAGGATCAATTGAAACTTAAAGGAACTGGACCTGGTTTGAGTTGGCCTCTAACGATAGCAAGCGAAAGTGGATCAGAAGCAGAGTGGGAAGTTGTAGGATATACCGAAGATCAAGGACAAAACTGGTATGCATCGGGACTAAGAAAAGTTTCAGAGGGATATAACTATGTAAATGCTTCTGTAACAAATCTGAATGATATTTTCGAAAAAGGGTTTTCTTCAAGTAGACTCCAAGTAAATATTAGTCCGATTGGCGGATTCATAGAGAATATAGAAACTATTCTTTCCAATGTTCGAGTTCAGATTTCAAAATCATTCAGAAGCAGTTATCTCCGAGAAACTTTAGGTAGTAATATAACATCTTTAGGTAGAATTGGAGTTGTTAAAAATGTGACTGTTGATAGTGGAAGAAGAGTGCTTGGTTATGGTACAAATGCAAATGAAACTGTAGATAAAAGACTCACCACTAAAGTAACTGCAACACCATCAACAACTAGTTCTACTTCTGGAAGTAGTTCTAAATTCTCCTCATTCTCAGTATCTCCTCCATCAGTATCTTTTCAAGCAGCGTCCACAAAGAATTCAAATGTATCAACCACTTCATTCGCTTCTTCTAATACGAACGCAGCAGATTCTTCTAAGGTTGATTTAGAATTACATATTACACAGCCTAAGGATGTTCTAGAATTAACTACTATAACAGATGAAACTTCAAATATAACATATACTTTAGATACAAATAGTATTGACGTTCCAAAGGATAATAGCGGCGGTGTGATTGATGTTGGTAGTGGAACATTCCTAACAACTAAGAATGTTGGTTGGACTATTCCCCCCGAACGAGGAACTGGTCAAAGTGCAGAAAGAAGTTTCAGAGTTGTGATTACTCTTTAGAAAACAAGGAAATATTAAAATGCCTACAGATAGAATAATAGAACCATTAAGTCAAGATTTACCCCTTACTCCTCCACCGCATTTGAGTAGAGTTACTCAACATGAACTCTCTGCGGATCTTTCGGATGGTGGATCAAAGAACTATAAGCATGTAGCATTTAGACCTGGATATGCATTACAGGCGGCAGAGTTAAACGAATTACAAGAACAGTTCCAACTCCAGATGACTCTCACAATGAACATGTATCATAATTGGATTACTTCTTCTCGTCCTAGTTTATGGGACACTGCATCACAAACAACAACTGGTATTGGTAATACTCCCGATGATGGAACTGGAGAATATGCAGTTTCTGCTCCGGGTTGGAGAGGAACATGTCCACTGTTCCCATTTGATTCTCCGTACACACCCGGAGGAGCGACTAATATCGTAGAAGTAGAACCAGATGCATCAGGAGGAATTAGTGTACTGTTCAGACCTGGTTGGTTTTTAACTGAACTGCAAGCACAAGAAGATCCGGGAGAAGATATTTCTGCTATCAGTGGGTTGAAATATTGGGTTTATAATAATATACCAGTAGCAGAATCGGGAATTATTATACCAGCACCGACGAGTCTTACTTATGTTGGTTTTCGTGTAAGTTCTTCTTATGTTTGTCCTGATGAAGATTCTAGTCTTTATGATAATGCTGGTCCATATTCTACCGGAAATCCTTCAACTGGTGGTGCATGTAGATATCAACTTAGACTTGATTCTACTGGTTTCGTGGAAGATAGTGATGGACAAGTAAATAATATAAGCAAAGTTCTTAAGATAGATCCATCAGATAGAAGTATTCGGTACATGAATAATTTATTCATAGCATCATATTGATAATAAATGAGTATAAATACACATAAAGAGGCTAACTAAATGTCAAATGCAGACGACAACAATTACCAAATAACGAATCTGACTTCTACCACCACTTTCTATGATTGGGTTAATCATTATAACCAAAACATAGTTGGGAAGTTGAATAACATCAAAGTCTTTGATGGGATATCTGGTGATGGTGTCGATTTTACATTGGGTACAGTTGCACCCAATGATCCATTTAGTGGTACTACAACAGGGAGTGACTTGTCCGCAGGTATATTTAGAGCCAGTATATCAGACACAATTGCTAAAGGTGTAACCTTCGAAGGTGATATGTCTGTTCTTGGGGAACTTAAGTTTCGTCCTGATAAAACGGAAATACCTAATACCAGATTCCGAATGTATGGACAAACTGCTGGATTTACTTTTGGTATGGTTGTTCGAGTTGGTGGAACAGCAGGAATTACATATGCAAGAGCAAACGGAAAGGCTGCATCCGAAGCAATCGGAATTGTTGCTGGAGTTACGTTTGATGGAACGGATAATCCAAATACAAACTATATTGAAATTGCAACTTCTGGTGTTATTGAAGGTGCGTTTAATCGTGTTGATGCGAGACAATCCTCTTTGGGTGAAAGTAACAACACCGAGGGTATTACCTACCATCCGGGATGTGCTTACTTCTTAGATGCTGAAACTGGTGGTGGACTTACAGCAAGTGAACCTATTGTATCTGGACAAGTTTCGAAACCAATGATCGTCGGAATCACTTATGATGATCAAGGTGGGAATGTAAACAATCCAGTCTCTAAGATTGCAATAGTAAACTATAGAGGACAATATTTATCTACAGGATTATCTGGTTCTGTTGCTGGTGCCACTGCAAACAGTAATATGTTTACCGTCCTTCTTGAAGGTGCGGATGCTTCACATACGTTAACCGAAGGTAAAGTAGTAGGATACAAGCCTGGAATTGAAACTGGATTCGGTGGATGGTTTGAATATACAAACAACTATGCAGATCTAGAGTATGCGATAGGTATCGTAGCAAATAGTTTTGCTGTAGGATCAACTCAATACATTCAAGTCATTGGTGGCGGATTACTTGACGGTTACAACAATCTAAATTCTTCGTATGGACTTCAGTATATTGGTTTGGACGGAAAATTAACTGGAGTTCCGCCCGGTGGTGTGGCTAAACCGTTCGCATTCTCTTGGAAGTCTGGTGGAGATGATAAAGCATTCGTTATAAACCAACAATCATATGGTGAGTATGACGAAGAGGGTGGTTTCTTAAGATCTGGTGGAGGCGGCGGATTCGGTGGTAATTATAGACTTGGTAACAACCGGGGTGCCACTTATGGACAAGCAATTCAGCCTAATATTCTAATCAATGGTGGCTTTGATATCTGGCAAAGAAGCGTGGGTATCAATCCTTATGGAGTTACTGGAACAAAATTCCTCGCAGATAGATGGGTTCGAGTAGACGGTATCACTGCAAAGGAAGGCTCATCGAAACAAGCAGGAACATATACAGATAGTGTTCCAACCATTCAGAGAATGACTTTCGATAAACCCGAAACAAACATTGAGGGTGATCCCACATACTATCTTCGAACTAAACATAGAGTTAGTGGATCCAGTGGATCTGCCGGTGATCATGTTTATCTTGTAAACAGAATTGAAAATAATGAAACTCTTTCAGGTGAAGATGTTACACTTTCCTTCTACGCGAAATGTGGTGTTACAGGTTCTACTATGGGATTTGTAGTATCCCAGTATGATGGAACGGACAAAACAGTAACATCCATTGGAAAGTGGACTCAAGGATTTACTTATGATGATGGACTAGTTCGAGTAGGAACTCAGTGGCAAAAATTCTCAATTGGATTCACTGTTCCTGCAATCAATAGAACATCAACCGAAAGTTTTGTTGATATTGGATTTGATGTTACTAATACCAATTCACAATTGGATCTTGCTCAGGTTAAATTGGAAAGAGGATATGTTCCAACAATATTCGAACCTGTTAATTTAAGACTGGAATATGATGGGTGTAAGAGGTATTACCAGAGAACATACTCTTCCCAACAATCAACACATGCTAGAACAATGCATCCAGATGGAGTATCTCCATCACCAACAGTTATTGATATTCTGACAACTCCGAGTATGACGAACTATCATCGATTCCCAATTCAAATGAGAAGCACTCCTGAAGTATCTTTCTTCTCTCCTGAGTCTGGACGAACGGGGGATGCTTTCAATAGAACAGTTGGTAAGGATCTTCGATTAACATCAGGAACTGGTAGAGATGGAAATTATAGATCAGCACCAACAGGAGCAGATACCATTCGAGCAGACATTGTTACCGAAGACGGAATTAAAATTTTCTTGAATGGTGGAATCGTGTTGTGGGATGATGTGTCCGTTCACTACACCGCCGATGCAGACTTCAACCACGATACAACATAATCCGGAGATAATATATGTCATCTTGTAATAATAGTTCAAACATAGCAGGTAATTTAACAATCAACAGCCTTCAGGCTGTTGGTAGTAGACTTATAACTGTTCTTCCAAATACAAATACTATCAAGGGTGGTGTTGCGGCTGGGATAACTGCGGGTGACGTTTTACGATATGATGTCATCAACGAACCTAACTTATATGTTAAGGCTCAGGCGAATGATCCTGCAACATCTGAAGTTGTGGGTGTTGTTGAAAGCGTAAACGTGAATGATGTTTATCTTGTTTTGTCTGGACAAATGAAGTTTCCTACCACAGCGTTTGCAAAGATAGATCCCGATGGTGATGGACCTTTGGGTACGACTGGTGGTGCTGGAGGAAATGATATTTACTTCTTAAGTTCCGCTACTGGTGGACTTCTACAAAATCTTGCTCCTAGTGAACCAACTCAAATTGTTAAACCCGTTTTACAGATGGCAGACAACGGAGATTATAATGCAATAGTACAGAACTACATTGGTTATCAGGTGGGTGGTAATGTTATTGCAAGCGAAGAAGATGGATCTGGTAATGATGACACACTGAAAATTTCAACCTTCATCGACCGAGGTGGTGATTTTCTTGGTGGTGGATTTATTAGAGCCGATAAATCTCACGTTTTAGATCCTGTTACCTATAATGAATATTATAAAAAGACAGGTATTCAGTATGGACATGTTGTTAGAATAAAAATAGATAATAATAAAAACGATAACATACCTTCTTCGTTATCTACGCAAAAAGTATATCAGATGAAAACTGGTAATATAACTATTAGCGGAAATCTTACATATATCGCAGTCGATGAAATAGAAGTAGATATTGAAAGTTCGGGAAATGATACGTTTACAACTTCATCGAAACTTTATATAAACGGAAAATCATACGGAAATCCTGTTTCCGTTGAACTAATCGGAATCAGAACTCCAATAATAACTAATCCGTCTAGTGATATATTAATGAAAACTTCTAATGGTGAAATTGTTTCGCAAAATGTGGTTTATGGACTTAAGATATCAAGCACAATTGGAGTTACAATTCCAGACACAGTAAGTGTATCGAATCTTGAAGTCACAAATAAACTATCTGCGGTATCTACGGATAAAGGGAAAACGATAACAGATGTAGTTGCGTTGATAGATAATTTAAATACTGATAACAAGGACAGCCGAACTAAATTAAATACTTCGGCAACTGACAATACCACATACATATCTACAACTAGTTGAGGTACTAAAACATGCCATTATTTGTAGGTAGCAGTCATTTTAAAATAATAGGATCGACTGGCCCAACCGGAGGAACGGGGGCAACTGGTCCTACCGGTCCTACTGGTCCTACTGGTAATGGATATACTGGTGCGATTGGTTATACTGGATATGGTATGACTGGTTTTGGTGGTATAGTTCTTGGAACCAAACTAGTTGATGGATTTCTTTATCAAGAGTTTTTCACCGATTCAGAAAACACAGGTGTAACCTCCTCCTACACAACACCAAATATTCTTAGAGGACCTACCGGAAATGTAGAAACCTTAGTCGGTGGTGGTAACACATTCGATGAACATATAGGTGAGGGTGTTGGTCCTTATTACGATAATCCAACCACTACTAGTCTTGAACTAAGAACCGTAAAGGTAATTGGTAGGAATATTTCTGCTGCTCTGAGTGATGATCTAATAGAAGTTAATGTAAATAGAGGACAGGGTGGATATTTAGATTCTAAGAGTGGCACAGGAGGACAACTTCTAGTTGCAACTAAAAGAACAAATAGTGGCAGTGGAAACAACGTACTGACAGTTGTTGATTTAGAAGGTGCGTCTGGAAGTTTTTATAACGAAGAAACAAACTCTACTTCTATGAAGATGCAGAATGTTCGAGAAGGACAGGAAAGATTGATTGCCCAGAGTGGTAGTTACTCTGGTTATTGTAGAGAAATGTGCATAGAAGGACAGGCTGGTTTTAGTTGTGATATTCACAGAAGAACGGGAACTACAGCAGAAGGTCTGATTGTAATCGATGCGATTCAACTAGGTACAACATATGCAGACTCAACACCAGTAGCAGCACCCGTCATAGTTAATATATCCCCTCCAAAAGATACATCAGTATCCTCTTCGTTTAAGTTACTAGTTACTGGTGCAACAGGATCTACCCCTCTCGTTCCTCGTTGGTCTAATAACATCAAGTGGCCATTTACTCAAAGTCCATGCTTTAGTGGTGCTTCTGATTTGTTTGAATTCTTTAATATAGAAGATGTTTGGTATGGAAGAATTACTAAATGGGGAGTTGAGACTGGTGTAGTCGGAAACACGATTTCACCTAATGAACATAATGCAGGACTTATAACTAGAAATTACATTTCCGCTGGTGGGGATGATCAATCATATCCTGATTTAAATAATCCAATAACATATCAAGATAACAAAATTGTTCGAGATAAATCTGAATGTTTTTCTTGTAATGACTTAGATACCGTTGGGTACTTAAATGCATGTGGTGATGGACCGTATGATGGTTCTCTGGGTATTACTGGATCTTGTTGTACTGGTAATGATTGTTCTATAGTTTCACCTGATATGTGTTCATATGTTGGTGGTTACTTTAGGGGACAGGGAACAACCTGTGAGAATGATGCGTGTGGATATATTGGATCCTGTTGCTTCAGTGAAGATTTAGGTGAAGGTTCTGAAGTCATAGAATGTAAAGAACCATATAGTTTACAGAATTGTTTGGAAGCGGGAGAGGAAAGTGCTTTTGTAAATACGTCATGGAGACCATTTGGGTGTGGGGATCAACCGTGTTGTCTTACTTTCCCAGAAGATCCGTGCGGATCTTGCTGTGTACACCCAGAACTTTCAGAGACTGGTTATTGTGTTGATACAACTGCATCCGGTTGTAATGAACTGGGTGGAAGTTTTCACTTGAATTCTACATGTGAGTCTACAATACCAGAAGGTCAGACTCCAGTATTTGATGGACAAGAAAATTGTAATCTATGTGACTCCGTTGCAATTTGGTGTTGCGCCCAAACATTTGGACCTTCAGAACTTTGTCAAGGGTTTAACGATGACACTCGATGTGGTAAGAATATATTTAGTGCAAGTGAATTAACTCCAGAGTTAGTTGCTTCTTTACAGCAAGAATGTAGTCTTTGTGTGTGCGGAGATTATTCTAATCAATGCGGCGAAGGGGTTGAAACTACTTCCGCAACTTTAAAATATCGACCTATAAATCAGTGTAATAATTGGGGTGAAGTTGAAAATGATCCCGAGTGTCCGGGAAATACGACAGGATGTTGTGATCTAAACGATCCGAATTGTGTTGCATATTCTTTAACAAGCGGATACGTTCCTCCCGGCCCACCTCCACCTCCACCCCCACCAACTGAATCTCCAAATTGTAGTTGTATGTGTGACAATGGAACACGATACCTATGGGAAGGTACACCCGACCAAGGCGGGGTGGATGAAACAATCTGTGTAGGTTATCAGCCGGGAGATGAACACCCGTGTGGTTGGAAATGCACCGAAGCATGTGATGGTTCGGGATATTGTGGTGTATCCGTAGTCGATTGTCTAGTCGATGGGTGTGGTGGGCTAGAGAGTCAGTGTTCCAGTGGTAATTGTTTACCCAAATATCCGGGGAACGAGAATTACGATCCGGTCAATGGACAGTTCTGTTCTTGTATGGGATGTTGTGACGGAACCTGTCCCGATATTACCACAGTTGCTGGATTCGTGTCGGATGGTCCATGCGAAACAACTGATCTTCCTAGTGGTTTCAGAAGACAGAACGGAAATGAGTGTAGTGGTGTTGCATCCGGAACAAATATTAACTATATGTCAGTTCCTTGTAATACAGAAGACTGGCCTGCTCCGTCTAGTTTTGCTTATCAAGGACTCTGTTCTTCTTCTGAAGATAGAGAGCGTGGGTATGAATATGTGTGTGGTACTCATGAAGTATATCCCGAATGTATTGATGGAGAATGTCCAGAAGAATATCCTGACGGGTATGTCGTATATAATAAAATAAATGACTGCTCTGATGTAGAAAAAAATATGGATGATCCCGGATGGCCTAGAATTGAAGACGGAGAGTCTGCTTGTTTCTGTAACGATCACAACAGTATCGGTTCTCCTTGTTGTAAATCTTGTATATGTGAAAAGGATAAATGGAAAGATCACCCCAAGTGTCAGCCTGGTGGAAAACTAGATACTCACTGTAATAATATTTACTGCGGGTTTCCACAAGATAGTCCTAATTCAATGTGTTGCTCTAATTACGACAATGATTCAAAAATAAATATTAAATTGTCGCATGAAGATATAGTCAAGAGAAGTATTCATAACCAAAGAAATAGAAATATTTCAGTCGATCTAAAAGATCCTAATCTAAAGTTCAGAGCATCTTCGAGACCTAGGGGTGGGGGTAAAGAAAATCCATATCAGAGAAGCCAAAGAAGTGATTCAGATTCTTCTAAGAGATTAGTGTCCCTAAATTATGGAGATTTATACGCCGGTGGTATTGTTGCAGGTACATTCAGACCGGGACAGAGTACTATCTTAGGATACAGTCCAAGTTTCGATGGATCAAGGCAACTTCCTAATAAAATGATGACGGGTTCTACTGGCAGTGAAGATACTTCTAAGACATATAAAGCACAACTATATCCATCTGTCCAAGATTGGCACGCCGGAGGATTTCCTAACATTGGAAATGTTTGTAACGAAAGGCAGAATGATTATCTTGTAATTGTTTCTCTCGATCCAGTTGCTGTTACAGGAGACAGAGAATTAGTAAAACTCTCCGAGGTAGGAAGAGGAGCGACACATGAATTCTTCTGGGGAGGAACTGGTAGTTCTTGGGGACCTTTGTATAGTGATCTTCAACAGTATAGAGATCTAAATGGTGAATATTCATCAAGAACTCTTTCCTACTCAGAAGGTATTTGGTATGATTCTAAAAATCCAAGATCTTTGTATAATCTTTATATAAACACATATCCTTCATGTGAAAATGCAAACATCAATGGAGGACATAAAGATCCAGTTCAAAGATTGTTAAATAAACCTCTACAGACAGCACATGGTCTGTGGCATAGAAACTGGGGATTGTATAATACAATTCGTGCTGTTAGTGCAGATAATGCAAACTTCATGGGTTATACAGGAAGTGGTTTTGAACCATCTACATTCTCCGGAATTACAGAAGGGTTTATAAATGCCTATAGAGCAACCCAATTACTTCCTTATGGGTTGACATCAGGAACACAAGGAAACACAGGAAATCCAGATTCTGTTTCAAGTTGGTATTTACCAAGCCATGATGAACTTGCTTTCGTTGCTGAAAAAGTTGCTAATGAAAACTTAAATGAACTGATACAGGATGCAGGAGGAACTCCAATTGAAGGGTGGAACTGGTCTTCTACAGGAGCGTTCAGTGTGTTGGAAGGACGGACTGGTGGAGTTGATGGAGTATTAGTTCCTAATGGAAATACGGCAGAGCCAGGTTCTGAGGCTTGGTCGATTTACTTTGATCCCGCTGGTAGTAAAAATGATTTTTATGTAGGGAAAAAAGACCGTTCTACTAATAAATATCAAGTAAGACCTATACGAATGATCCGAACAGATGGATTATGGGCGCATCGAGGACTTACAGGAGAATCTGAATTTGCTAAACTTTGGCACATGCCTGAAGTAAAAAGAGATAAGGACTTGAACTAATATGCCCTCTATTATTGGTAGCAGTAGAATAGTTGTAACCGGAACAGTAGGAAAAACAGGTCCTACTGGTGCTATCGGTCCTACTGGTGCTACGGGTAATACGGGTGAAATGGGTTCTGCTGGTTTCACAGGAATTACTGGTATAGGAATTACGGGTGGTTTCTATGAGAATGGTGTTTTTCTTGGAGGCACCGGGGTAACTCTTTCTAGTTCTGATAGTAATGTTTTAGTCCTAACTCTAAATGCAAATGGTGATACGATTGAACTGCCTGGTATGTTAGGAGCAGGTGGGGATGATGGACTTACTTCTGACAACTTATATTATGACATAAACAATACAATCGAAGGTGATGGATTTTATCCAGTATTCAAAGAAAGAAACGGATACACTGCTACTTTTCGAACAATAACGATAAGTGGTCCGGATGTTCAATCGGTAGTAGGTACAGATTCAATTGTGATTGCAGGAGAAACCGCAGAAAG